CCAGCAGAACAACAAGCACAGGATATGGCAAATGCACAACCAGCAGAACAACCAGCAGCTTAACGAAGGGCTAAGAGCCACTGACCTAAAAGAGATGGTCCATGATGTATTTGAAGTTGATTCATTTAGATCAAAAATGGGCGAAGATCAAGATGTCTGCGTGGTCAGCTTCAAGGTCAAAGATCGATCTCCTGCAAAGGATCTCATGGAGTTCATCGAAAAGGGCTATGAGTTTGTACTAGATGCAGATGTCAGCAGTGGTGAGGACAACAACGGCGAATATTCTGTATTTGTGGAAATCAGTAGAACACCTAAACTGGCTGAACACATCCAGGAACTAACCTATGGTGTTAAGAGACTCACCGGACTAGATGACTTTAAATTCAAATACTACAAACAAACTCATGTGCATGAAGCCAACACAGACAACCTCAAGGCCAAGATTCCCTCAAGTGTTAATGAATACAAAGAGTTTGTAAATCGAAACAGAACTGAGGATGTGAAAAAGTTCTTCAGCAAGACATTGATGGATGATCTTAGTCTTGACGGCAATGTGATAACTATAGTTAAGCCGTTCGGTTCTCAAGTGCGATTAGAAATCGTTAAAGACGGCAACACAGAATCTATCTTAGAAGGCATCACAGATGGATACAGTGTAGATCAAGCAGCTACCAGCGAAGCATTTTGGCTCACAAAGGTGCTAGGAGACTACACTATAAACAAAGTAGGTGACACATTCGTGTTCAACAACGGCGAACGTTCGATGTTATTAAAAAGGATCTGATAATGAGCTTTACATTTGATTTTACCAAAGCGCAGCTAAAAGAAATGCTGCCAAAGAACCCATATCTACAGAACTGGTATGATGCACTAGATGCCATACTCCCAGAATATGATATCAATACACCGCAACGTGTAGCGGCCTTCTTGGCACAGTGCGCTCACGAAAGTGGTGGATTCGTGTTCCTTAAAGAAAATTTAAACTATAAAGCGGCCAGTCTTAGAAAAGTATTTCCTAAATACTTCCCAGACGATGCTATCGCAGCCGCATACGCCAATAAGCCTGAAAAAATTGCCAACAGAGTCTATGCTAATCGTATGGGCAATGGTCCAGAAGAGTCGGGAGATGGTTGGACTTACTGTGGTCGTGGACTGATTCAGTTGACTGGTAAAGACAATTACACATTCTTTGCGGCCAGCATAGATGTGCCTGTAGAAGAAGCATCAGAATATCTGCAGACCTTTGAAGGCGCTGTACAGAGTGCTTGCTTCTTCTGGGATCAAAACAATCTCAATCAATGGGCAGACAAGGGTGATATTCTCACACTAACCAAACGCATCAACGGTGGAACCATCGGTCTAGAAGATCGTATTAAACATTACGAACATGCTCTGCATATTTTTGGAGCACACTAACGATGTGGCAGATTCATTGGGTGCTGTCGTTAATTCCAGATAGTTTCTTCCTTTGGATCACTTATCTATTGATTGCTGTTGGTGTTGGACTGTATGTGGCCAGCAAGTTAGTTACATGGATTCCGCTGATTTCTCAATACAAGTTACCTGCAGAACTGATCGGAGTGGTATTATTAGTAGCAGGCAGTTATTTGTTCGGAAGCCATGGAACAGAAATGGCTTGGCGCGAACGTGTTAAAGAATTAGAAGCCAAAGTTAAGGTTGCTGAAGAAAAAAGTCAGCAAGTTAATACAGTGATACAAACTAAAATTGTAGAAAAAATCAAAATAGTTAAGGAAAATGTCTATGTCAACAGAGAAATTATCAAAGAAGTTGCGGGCAAGCAGCTTGATGCTCAGTGTACTTTGCCTAGGTCTACTATCAGCCTGCACGACAGCGCCAGTCGTAATGAAGTTCCCCAGCGTGCCGAGTCAACTGATGGAACCCCCAGCGGAGTTGAAGCCAGTCGTCTCCTCGACAGAGTCGTCGAAAACTACGGAGCCTGCCACGAAAACGCAGAAAAATTAAAGATGTGGCAAGAATGGTACAAGGAACAGAAGAAAATCTTCGAATCAGTTAAATAATACAGCAGACAAATAGGAGCGAAAACTATGTCAGAAGAAGTAAAAAGCGAAAGCGAAAAGAAAAAAGAAGATTGGATGCAGAGCAAATGGCGTCCAGCCATGGGGTGGATGTACATGTTGGTATGTACCATGGATATGATCGTATTTCCAATCTTGTGGAGCCTACTACAAACTTCTACAGGCACAGCTATCACACAATGGAATCCGCTAACACTACAAGGTGCTGGTCTATTCCACATTGCAATGGGTGCAGTTTTAGGTATTGCGGCATTTGGTCGTACACAAGAAAAACTAGGAGGAGCTAACAATGGAGGACTTAACACCGCCACAAATTCCAGTCCAGCGTTTAGTCCAGCACCAGCTGCAGGAGGCTTTGGTAGCAGTGCAACAACTGGAGCAGGATCGTTTGGATCGCCAGTGCCGTCAACAGGCTTTGGCGGAAGCAGCTTTGGAAGCTCATCTAAGCCGGCTACAGCAGTAAGCAGTTCAGGCAAACCTATGCCTGCTCAGCCAGAGCAACCGGAAATTTAAAAGGAGATTTTACATGTTAGATATATTATTATGGGTAGCAGTAGGTGCATTTGTAGGGTGGAATTTTCCACAACCTTTCTGGGCAAAAGCTATACAAGAAAAAGTTCAAGCCATGTTAGCTAAAAAGGAAAAATAAAATGAAATTATTAGCCACAGCAATTTTTGCAGGTATGTTAGCATTTGGTACAGCAGCCTGCGCAAAAGAAGAACCAAAGAAATCAACAGCTACAACACCTGCGGCGGCTCCGGCAGCACCAGCAGCAACTGCCAAAGCAGACACACCAAAGACCAAAAAAGTCTGTGTTGATGTTCAAGGCAAAGATGGCAAGCCAGTGATTGATCCTAAAACTAAAAAACCAAAACAAAACTGCAAGGATGTTAAGGTGCGTGAAAAACACGAAGGTACAGCAGTTCCTGAAAAGAAAAAATAAAGCTCAGTAAATTTCTAATTAAATAAAAGGACTGCTTGACACAGTCCTTTTTTTATCATATACTATATACATGGACTACTACGCAACCTTAGGAATACAAAGAAACGCCAGCGATGCCGAAATAAAAAAGGCATATCGAAGCATGGCCATGAAATATCACCCGGATCGAGGAGGTGATGAAAAGAAATTCAAAGAAATTTCTCAGGCATACGAATATCTCAGCGATCCCCAGAAAAAACAAATCATAGACCTCGGAGGTGATCCCAATGCACAACAAGGTGCAGGAGGATTTGGTCAGAGCCCATTTGAGTTCCATTTCAACTCAGGAAATATGAATGACATATTTGGTAATTTTGGGTTTGGTGGGTTTGGTCGACAGCCGCAGCGCAGAAATAGATCACTCAACGTTAATGTAGAAATTACATTAGAAGATGTGCTTAATGGCAAGGATTTCACTGCGGAAGTTTCTATACCCGGCAGAAACAAAATGATCAACATTCAGATACCCCCGGGCATAGAACACGGTCAGCAGATTAGATATGAAGGAATGGGCGACGATTCGATACCCGGTCTTAAGCCAGGAGATCTGTTAGTAAACATCGTGGTCAGAGAACACGGTCGATATCGTCGTGAAGGCACATCGTTGATTATAGAGCGAGAAGTAAATGTATGGGACGCCATACTAGGCGCCAGCATTGATATTCAGACATTAGACAATAAAACACTATCCATAAAATTACCGCCGGGTACACAGCCAGACACAGTACTCAGCTGCAAAGGTGAAGGCTTGCCTAACATGCGCACACGGCAGCGAGGTAATATGTTAATACGGATAAAAGTATCAATACCAAAGATACTAAATCCTGAACAAATTAATTTAATACAACAGATCAAACAAGGAAATATCTAATGATTGAACCCAGCAAGAGTCTACAAGAAATCTTTGAAAAATCTATAGAGATGGCCAAGACTCTCAACCATGAATACATAACCATTGAACACATCATATATGGCATCATGGAGGATGAAGATTCTTATAAACTGTTAGAAAGTTTTGGCGCTGATGCTAAATTCGTCAAAACAAATATCGAACACTATTTAAAAAACAATCTCAACGATATTAAAACCACTAACGCTAATGCGAAACCAAAAAAGACCAACAGTGTTGAGCGGGTGTTGAATCGCTGCTTTACACAAGTGCTGTTTAGTGGCAGACAGCGTATGGAAATTGCAGATATCATTATCAGTGTGCTGTCAGAGAAAAACAGTTTCGGTTACTACTTTCTTACCAAAGCTGGAGTGACTAAAGAAAAATTTGTAAAATATTTCCAAGAAAATGTACAGGTAACTGAAGACGCAGAAGTAGAAACCCGCATAGTCAACACCACCCAGATAGATCGCATACTGAATCAATTCTGTACTAATCTCAGCCTCAAGGCCAAGCAGCGAAAACTTGATCCTGTAATAGGTCGTGATGATGAGATAGAAAAAATACAGTTGGTGCTGGCTCGTCGTAACAAAGCCAACGTATTAATGGTAGGTGATCCCGGAGTAGGTAAAACTGCCATTGCCGAAGGCATTGCCCGCAAGATCCACGAGGGCAAGGTACCGAAATTTATCAAAGACCATCAAGTCTACACCCTAGACATCAGTGCCCTACTTGCAGGATCTAAGTATCGTGGTGACTTTGAAGAACGAGTCAAAGCTGTATTGGCTGCGTTAGAAAAGAAAGGCAAGATCATCTTGTTCATTGATGAAGCACATATGATGAACGGTGCAGGTGCTGCTAATGGAAGTTCAAACGACATGGCTAACATGTTGAAACCTATACTTACCAAGGGTGTTCTCAAGCTGATAGCATCTACCACATGGGAAGAATATCGTAAGCACTTCGAAAGCGATCGTGCGTTGATGAGACGATTCCAGCGTGTGACCATTGAGGAACCGGCACCAGACATGGCAGTGAAGATCCTTAAAGGTCTAAAGAAATACTACGAATCTCATCATAATGTTAAAATCAGCGATGCAGCCATTGAGCAGGCAGTTAAACTCAGCGTTAAGTACATGGCAGATAAAAAACTGCCTGACAAGGCCATCGACATCATTGACTGCGCCTGCGCTAGATATAAACTAAAAGATGACGAGGGCATGGAAGGAGTAGCACAGATCGTTGACATAGAACAGGTCACCTATGAACTCAGCAAGATGATCAACATGCCTTTGGAAACAGTAGCTCAGAAAGAAAGTAAGAATCTTGCTGACCTTGACACACAAATGAAAGGTGTGGTTTACGGACAAGACGGTGCTGTAGATACATTGTTAGATAAAATCTTTGTAAGTCAAGCTGGCATGAAGGCACCTAACAAGCCCATTGGATCGTTTCTATTCCTTGGACCTACCGGTTGCGGCAAAACAGAAACTGCTAAACAATTGTCAGATAAGATGGGCATGCAACTAATACGTTTTGATATGGGCGAGTATCAGGAAAAGCACTCTGTGGCAAGATTGATCGGTGCTCCGCCGGGCTATGTAGGCTACGAAGATAATGCCGGTATGTTGATTACCAAGTTACAAGAAACACCTAATGCTATCTTACTGTTAGACGAAGTCGAAAAAGCTCATCCAGATGTCATGAATATTCTTCTAGCATTCATGGACAACGGTTTTATTACAGGATCCAATGGTAAAGTAGCTGATGGTCGCAACACCATACTGATTATGACCAGTAATCTTGGAGCAGCAGACAATGAACTCAACACTATCGGGTTTGGTGAGCTGGAACGAAATGGCGAAGATGACAAAGCTATTAAGAAACATTTCAGTCCAGAATTCCGTAATAGACTAGATGCTGTGATCAAGTTCTCAAAACTCAGCGGCGACACTGTTATCCAGATCGTTAAAAAGTTTGTAGCTGATCTCAATAGTCAATTAAAAGACAAAGGCATAGAGATTGTAGTCAATGCCAAAGCCACACGTTGGTTAGCTGATCGAGGCTACGACAAGAAGATGGGAGCAAGACCGTTGGCAAGGATCATCGACAACGAGATCAAGAGCCCACTGAGTCGTAGAGTGTTGTTTGGTGATCTAGTAAACGGTGGCAGAGTGACTGTTGATATAGTTGATGACAAACTAGATTTTACTGTTGTAGAAATTCCTAAACCGCTGACTAAGGAAGAAAGAAAAGCTCTTAGAGCGCAAAAACTTGCAGAAGCTGCTAAGGTAGAAGATAATGTTATCGCAGAAGACCAAACTAACGAATCGTAAGTTCTACGGTAAATGGTTGTACAAAGTCAGTCTGTCGTTGGACGGCTGTGTGATGTTACGAACATATGCTGTAGAAGACATTCCAGAAATGCTAAATCATTACAACGAAGATAAATCTGCATATTTTGTAAGTTACCGTAAAGCCGTGGCTAACAAAGAGGCTATTATTAATCTCTGTGAGTTTTTAGCAGCATACGACAAAGACACGTATTCTCTTAGAATTGAACGCAGCCGACTAGACATCTATACAAATGATGTAGATTTTTATGAAACATTATCTATACAGTGTCAACTAGAATTAGTACATCGATTTCAACCTAGTGCAGCGAATGTAGAAATTCTTAAAGATTCACAGAACTCTATTACTGTAGATAAGCTACCCAAAGGCAAATATCAGTATCGTGTGTATCTATTGCCTCACAAAATGTCTAAAGATCGTGAAGGCAAACAGAGGTACTTGAACTGGTTGAAATCTCAGTCCCCTAGAATAACCTGTACTCCTGCTATCGAACGTTGGTTTTTAGTCACAGATTGGAATTGGGACCGTAGATATGTATTGGTTGAAGACGAATCCACACTATTAATGATGAAACTGCGTGGTGCTGACGTTGTGGGTAGAGTATATAACTTTATAGTATGCGATAAATAGTTGATGAGCAGAGAAACCATAGTATTATTATCAAATATTACCGACGACAGTCAGCCCTCTACATGGCAGTACGGCGAAAAACACATAGGTGCAGGCTACTACAAAAACGGTAACGGTGTGCATACTATGACCTTTGAACTGAATAATTTCAAGGGCAGTATCAAAGTACAGGCCACTCTAGACCTAAATCCTGGCATTAACGACTGGTTTGATGTGGTTCTTGACAGCTCAGACACTGTGTTAACTGCTATAGACAGCACACCTGTCACTTCCAACGCTGCCTGCACATTTACTGGTAAATTTGTGTTTATACGTGTGGCTTATCAGTTGGAACAGGGCACAATCACCGAAATCCGATATAATCACTAAACTGTTTGAGACGATAAATATAGTATGACCTCCCGAGGAATACTATGAGAGACTTGTTATCTAAGTTAGACGCTATCGTAAGCGAAACAGAATTAAAAAATCCTGAAGACCTTCAGGCTAAACGCAAAGCCCTTCAGGATTTGCAAATGGATCCCGTTGCTTCTCAAGATCCAGAAATCAAACAAGCAATTATACAGCGCAAATCCGATCTTGAAAAAGAGGCCAAAGCCAAAGGATTTTCAGAATCTTTTGAAATTGGAGACGAGTTTGGCATTAGTTTTTCCGAAGATCACGAAATTTCTACCACAATCATAGACATTCTAGAAGATGGTATTGTGATTGAACTAGATGATGCTGCAATGGAAATGTTGACCAACGAAGGACTGACCTTTTTAGAAGGTGAAATAGTTACCGAAGAAAAACAAAAAGGTGTTGATGGCAAGGCCTGCTGGAAAGGTTACAAGCGCATGGGCACTAAACAGAAAGGTGGCAAGACCGTAGACAACTGTGTTAAAGTAGGTGAATCTTTAGACATATCCGAAAAAGCACCTCCAGGGGATAAAGCAGAACGCATGGTCAGGCACATCAAGAAAGGGTATGCCGACGATGGCCAACTGACCAAGAAAGAAAAAGGTATTGCTTATGCCACAGCATGGAAGCAACACAACAAAGAAAAGAATGAAGACCATGGTCCAGAAAATCCAGAAGCTCCCGTAAACTACGGTGAATATGACCGTGAAGGCGATATGGCCAAAGATCAATTACGTACTATCGATGATGCCGCTGAAGAACTATATTCGATACTTGATGCCAACGAAAATCTTCCAGAATGGGTTCAGAAAAAAATAACTCTAGCTGTAGACTATATCGACACTGCTCGCGACTATATGAAGTCCAATAAGTATGCCGAAGATATTCAAACTGACGAAGCAGAGTATCAAGGACGTAAAGTACAGCTAGGCAAAAAAATGGCCGGCGATGTTAAGAAGTCAAAAGTATATGTAAAGAATCCGCAAGGCCGTGTTGTCAAAGTAAATTTTGGCGACAAGAAGATGCGCATTAAAAAATCCAATCCAGCACGTAGAAAATCATTCCGTGCTAGACATAATTGTGCTAATCCGGGACCTCGTCATAAAGCCAGATACTGGTCTTGTAGGAGCTGGTAATGCTGTTAAGAGAAATGTTTTCGCCTATTGGCGCACCCAAAGACGACCAGCAAGAAATTGATTACTTAGACGATCTAAAATTTTTCATCGACAACGATTCAAAAATGTTAGATCAATATTTCTTTCCTGCTGTGAAACGCCATCGTGAACACCGCGGCAATCCCAATGTATTCAAAGTTTATATCCGCCCACTAGAACAATGCATGAGTCACTATTGTGATCAATTCGACATAGACGATGCAGATAAGAAATTCCCCAAAGATAAACTCATAGACTTAGCCAAACGCATTGCTGAAGAGCAAGAACGTCACATTGAAAAAGGCGACTACGACTGATGCTGTTAAAACAACTGTTCGAAGACGGAACCAAGCATGTGACATTCTGTTTTGGCAGAATGAATCCTCCTACGATTGGTCACAAGCAGGTATTAGATACTATGAAAAGCCAAGGTGGCGAAATGAAGATTTTTGTCAGTCAAAGTCAAGACAAAAAGAAAAATCCCCTGGACTATGTGACTAAGATCAAATTCATTAAGGAAATGTTTCCTCAGTACGCCAAGGATGTAGTAGAGAATGCAGCACTAAACACCATTGGTAAAGTAGCCAGCTATCTGCACGAACAGGGATACAACGCTGTGACATTTGTAGCAGGGTCGGATCGTTTAGAAGATATGAAAAGTCTTCTTACACAGTACAACGGTGTAGAAGGCAAAGCACACGGGTTCTATAAATTTGATGTTATTGATTTTGCCAGCAGTGGAGACCGTGAAGACGGAGCCGAAGGTGTAGCAGGTGTCAGTGCCAGCGGTGCAAGAGCAGCCGCTGCGAATAATGATTTCGAAGGATTTCAAGAAGCCACTGGCGCAGGAGAGTTGGCCAAACCGTTGTTCACTGCTGTGAGAAATGGTATGGGCATTAAGGAAGAAGTAGAAGAAGGGTGGAAAAGTAAAATTGCAGGTGCTGCATTAGCAGGTGCTGCTGCACTAGGTGGCGGTGGGGCTTACGCTCAAAGTTCAGGCGAAGACTTTCTTCCAGATATTGTTGCACACGTTACGTTTAAAGTTGACGGTAAAGAAATAACCAAAGATATTAATTTAGGAACAACATATAAGTCTCCAGGAGAAGCTTCAGAAGCTCTTGAAAAGTTTTTAAAATCTAAAGGTATAAAATATTACAATTTTAATCTTGAACGTGTAAAACCTAAAGACAATGACTATTTAGATAAAACTCCTGCTAAGAATTCACCAGACCTAAGTAATTTTAGTACATCGTATCTGCAAAAAGTTGCAGCAGGCGAGCATCCGAGACCTATGGTCGATAAAGACGATGCTAAAAAAGAATTAGCTAAAAGACGTAATGAAAGTGTTTCAGAAGCACCTATCGAGATGGATCCAGCAGATCCAATGGATCCAATGATTCACAGTCATGATAAAGCCAATCCTGCTAAATTAAAGTATCGCATGCTACGTGCGGCCGGACAACTAAAAGATCTAGCCAGTCGAGCTGAGAATGCCAGTCCGGGCGAGTGGCAACTAATGGCTCGTCAGTTTGACGAACTAAAAATGAATATGGAACAGATTCGCCACGCTCTAGAAGAACTAGGTAAAATAAAAAGCAAAGGTGGCATTAGGTCAAGAGGTATCACTGTATGAGAGCAAAAGATTTTGTACCGCCTAGTAAACCTCGTAATTTTGTAGCCAAGAATCAAAAGACTGCAGGTGCTGGCGCACACAAAGATAAAAAACGTGCAGAGAAACAAGGCAATGTCAAGCACAAGCAGAAACAGTTTGAAGAAGATGTAGAGCAAGATACTAATTCAAAATAAAAAATATCATGGACGAATTAGACGAAATTAAAAAACTTGCAGGTATTAACGAATTTCGAGGCTATCAGCCGTATGGTGGCAGCAACATAAGTATTACCGGAAATGAAAAAGGTGAACTTATGAAAAAACATAATATTAAACCAGGCACTGATGAATGGTTTCAACTGTGGTTTAGTAAACCATACTTAACTGGTGAAAAACCTGTAGGAAAGTAAAAATGGTCGAGATAACAGAATCAGCAAAATCTAAAATAATGGATCTATTGCTAGAAGAGAATAATCCCAAGCTGGCATTACGCACATTTGTACAAGGTGGCGGGTGCAGTGGTTTCAGCTATGGCTTTACCTTCGACGAAACAAAGAACGAAGACGATTTTGAATTTCCTATCAACGAACAATACAATGTGTTTGTCGATGCAATGAGTATGCAGTATCTACAAGGTGCTGTTATTGATTACAAAGAAGAAGCAATGGGCAGTCAGTTTGTTATTACTAATCCTAATGCACAATCAACCTGCGGCTGCGGCAGTAGCTTTTCAGTATGAACCCAAACAATTACCCAGTATATCCAGAGGACGACGGTTATGACACTCCAAAGAACCCTTACAGCCCTGTGTAATAAATTTATCACAGGTTTAGCAATTTATGGCATCAGCATGAGCCTAGCCTATGCTGGATATGTCGGACAAGACTATGATCCACAATATGATTGGTGCGATCCTAGGTTCTGTTGCCCTCCAGGAAATCTAGATGAGAGCAAGTGAATTTGTTGTAGAAAAACGCCGTAAGCGTAGGCCTCGATGGGCTGCCTACGGCCCGGGTCCTTACGGCGGCTACGGATACTATGCTGGATATAGTGGTGACGGCGGATCCGCAGGCGGAGACGGTGGTGGGGAAAGTATCGAGCATGAAAATTTTGCGGATGGTAAAAAGCCCGGACGCAAAGGACTGGCAAAGCGTAGTGGTGTTAATACCAAGGCCAGTGTTAGCAGCCTAAGAAAAACTGCTAAAAGCAGCACAGGCGAAAAAGCTCGCATGGCACATTGGTTAGCTAACATGAAAGCGGGCCGTGCTAAAAAGAATAAATAATAGTATGAGAATATCAGAAATTCTAGAATCGGCAACAGCAGGCGCTACCAGTGCTGGTAATGTCGCTATAGGTGCTGTATACAAAAATAAACCCGGAAAAACGGCAAAAAACAAAGACGGAACCGCAAAAAACGCATTAGATCTTAAAGGAACTAATCTGTTAACTGGCGGCTCTTTAGTAAAAAGATAAATACATAATACACTTTTAGGAATGTGACCATGGACTTCAAATCGTTAATCAGCAAGATAGAAAGTATCGACGGCAAGATCGATACTCCAAAAGCACCAGAACTACCAAAATCTGTGCAATTAAATGAAGATGCACAATTGCGTGTTCTAAGCGGCCGTACTACTTACGTTGCCGAAGCTAAAAAGAAAGCTGAGGAAGACGTTAAAGAAGCAGACGACATGAAAGTAGGCGATAAGAAAAACATTGCTACCGGGACTGTTGAAAAAACAAAAACAGGTATTGTTCATAAGAGCAGCAAGGCTTATGGCGGCAGTGAAGAAAAAGAAGCTGATGACGAAGATGACAAGCCAAAGAAAAAAGCCAAGAAAGAAAGTGTAGAACCTCAGTTTAAAAGCAAGTTCATGAAAATGGTCGAAGCCAAGAAAGAAGAAGCTGCTGATAAGAAAAAGAAAATGGCTAAGAAAGAAAAGATGGCAGAAGGATCTAAGCCAGACTTCTTGGACGTTGATAAAGACGGCGACAAGAAAGAGCCAATGAAAAAAGCTGCTGCTGACAAAGGCGATGACAAGCCAGCTGGCAAGAAAGGCATGAGCGACAAGCAGGCCAAGTACTTTGGTAAGAAAACAGAAAGCGCAATGATGCCTAAAGGCAAAAAGCGTCCTGTAAAAGAAAGTGTAGAAACAAAATTATCTTTCAAACAGATGGTACAGTTGGTACAAGAAAGCGGTGGCCAACAACAGATCGATCCTGTAGACAAAGCATTGTTTACATGGGCTGAACGTGTAGCTCAAAACAAACTAGGCGAAGGCATGAAAGCCGATTTATATGCAGGGTTAGTTTATGAGCGCAACGGTGGCGTATTTGAAATGTACGATGTACTAAGCGAAGCACAAAAGTAATTTAACCAAAAAGTGTTAAAAGGCCAGTCATAGGTTGACTGGCTTTTTTTATGGCTATATAATAGTCGTATAGGAGAGAACAAATGACAAAAATGTACGGGCCAGAAGAAAAAGCCAAATTAGAAAGATTGATTAACGAAGGATCAAATGTTCTGCGAGAAGTTGAAGATCTACAAGAAGGTCTCAAAGAAACTGTAAATGCTGTCGCAGAAGAATTACAGATCAAACCTAGTTGGATCAACAAGGCAATCCGCATTGCACACAAAGACAATTGGAAAGATCACGAAGCAGAGTGGAACGAGATCGAAATGATCCTCGGTGTAACAAAAAAACTGCCTGAATGAATGAATTATTAAAACCAACTTTTGATTGGATTCGAGATGATTGGCGCAGTAACAAGTTCCGTTTTATTATTGAGCTGCTTGCTTGGGCTATCAGTATTGGGTGTAGCCTGGTCATGGCTCTTACAGTTCCCACTCCACCTTTACTTATTTTATATCCTATCTGGATTCTCGGTTGTGCTTTGTATGGTTGGGCTGCTTATACTAGGAAATCATTTGGGATGTTGGCTAACTACATCCTGTTGACCACTATAGATACAGTTGGCCTGATAAACATGATAAGTAAGTTATAATATAGATGGCAGGCGTGGCCATAAACCGCACATTGGTATTTGCAAGCCGTAAATTGCATAGGAGAACAAATGAGTTTCGTGGACGCATACTACGATCGCGACAATGACATTATACGTGTCGTTGAGCGTGACGACAAAGGGCAGAGGCATTTCAAAGATTATCCTGCCAGACATATATTCTATTACAACGACCCCAAAGGCAAGTTCCAATCCATCAAGGGCGAACCCTTAAGTAGAGTTAGTTCTAAGAATGTCAAAGAGCATCGCAAAGAACTTGCCATACATTCAAACAAACGGCTCTACGAGTCAGATATTAATCCTATCTATCGATGTCTAGAAGATCACTATCTTAATCAAGATGCTCCTAAACTGAATGTAGCATTTTTCGACATCGAGGTAGACTTTGATCCGGAACGTGGATATGCATCACCTGATGATCCATTTATGCCCATCACTGCAATTGCTGTTTACCTACAATGGATGCAGACCATGGTGTGTTTGGCGATTCCTCCCAAGACACTGAGCATGGAAGAAGCAACTAAAGCAGTCGCAGAATTTCCTAACACTATGCTGTTTGACAACGAAGCAGACATGTTGAATACTTTCTTGGATCTAATACAAGAGTCGGATGTATTAAGTGGTTGGAATTCAGAGGGCTTTGATATTCCATATACTGTTAATCGAGTTACTAAAGTTCTCAGCAAAGAAGATACCAAACGATTTTGTCTATGGAACTGTTTACCTAAGAAACGTGAATACGAAAAGTTTGGTAAAACTGCTACCACCTATGACTTCATTGGTCGTGTTCATATCGATAGTCTAGAATTATATCGCAAGTACACATACGAAGAACGTCACACTTATCGATTAGATGCTATTGCTGAATATGAATTAGGCGAGCGCAAAACACAGTATGAAGGCACGTTGGATCAATTGTACAACAATGATTTTAAAACATTCATCGAATACAACATCAATGACTGCATGCTTCTTGAAAAACTTGATAGAAAATTAAAATTTATCGACTTAGCTAATACCATTGCACACGAAAACACAGTGTTAGTGGCAACCACTATGGGAGCAGTGGCAGTAACTGAACAAGCTATTATTAACGAAGCTCACCGCAGAGGTATGATAGTTCCTAATCGCAAAAAGATGGAAGAGCACGGAGACACACAAGCTGCTGGTGCTTACGTTGCATATCCAAAGAAAGGTATACATGAGTGGATTGGCTCTCTTGACATTAATAGTCTCTATCCTAGTGCTATTCGAGCGTTGAATATGGGCCCTGAAACCATCGTCGGTCAGTTGCGACAGGATGGAACCAAGGACTATATTGCAGCTGAAATGTCTAAAGGAAAATCATTTGCGTCTGCCTGGGAAGGTATATTCGGTAGTCTTGAATATTCTGCTGTGATGAACAAAGAAGTGGGACGTGAAATCAATATCGATTGGGAAGGTGGCGGGTCGGATACGCTGAGTGCGGCTCAGGCCTACGATCTTATATTTGACAGCAACCAACCTTGGATGATATCAGCTAATGGTACTATATTCACATATGAAACCGAAGGCGTGATTTCAGGACTGCTGGCTCGTTGGTACAAAGAACGTAAGGAAATGCAGGCTAAGCTGAGAGAATGTATCCAAGCTGGCAACAAGATTGAAGAAGAATACTGGGACAAGCGACAGTTGGTCAAGAAGATTCTGTTAAACAGTCTATATGGTGCGATTTTAAATCCGGGCTGTAGATTCTTTGATAACAGAATTGGTCAGTCAACTACACTAACTGGTCGACAAATTGCCAAACACATGGCATCAAAAGTTAACGAAATTATCACCGGAGAGTATGACCACGTAGGCAAAGCGGTCATATACGGTGACACAGACTCTTGTTATTTTTCAGCGTATGCTACACTGAAAAAAGACATTGAGAAAGGCCTGATTCCTTGGAACAGAGAATCAGTTGTTGAACTTTATGATACCATAGGAGATACAGTCAATGGCACATTTGTCAAATTCATGCAAGATGCATTCCACGTCCCCCGAGCTAGAGCCGAGGTCATCAAAGCAGGTCGCGAAATTGTTGCAAGCAAAGGACTGTTCATTACCAAAAAGCGATACGCAGTGCTCTACTACGACAAAGAAGGTAAACGAGCAGACACAGAAGGCAAACCAGGAAAAATTAAAGCGATGGGGCTTGATCTCAAGCGTTCAGATACCCCGGTTGTTATACAAGACTTCTTGAGTGAAGTGTTGACTAAGACACTAACTGGCGTGACCAAAGAAGAGATCCTACAATATATCACCGATTTCCGCACAGAGTTTAAAACTCGACCGGGTTGGGAGAAAGGTAGTCCCAAACGTGCTAACAATATTACAGAATACGCTGCCAAAGAAAAGAAGGCAGGCAAGACTAACATGCCCGGACATGTCAGAGCTTCATTAAATTGGAACACTTTGAAGCGAATGATGGACGACAAGTACTCAATGCAGGTAGTAGATGGCATGAAAGTGATTGTGTGCAAGATCAAAGACAATCCTATGGGGTATACTTCTGTGGCCTATCCTGTGGACGAACTGAGATTACCGCAGTGGTTCAAGGATCTGCCTTTCAACGATGCCGAAATGGAAACCACTGTGATCGATGAAAAGTTAGGAAACCTTATTGGTGTATTGGAATGGGACATCAGTTCAACAAGGTCGGATAATACATTTAACAAATTGTTTGATTTTGAGTAATTTAGCGGTTGCTTTTTACTCAAGATCTAAATATAATCTTAATATACAGGAGAATTCTCAATGAAAGATATTTTACAAGACATCGTTAGCCATACGCAGAATCTAGGCTTCTTGACCACAGTCAAGGTAACAGGCACAGATAAAGGCACAACTGTTAACTCAATGGCCGATGACCGTTCAGTTATCATGGAGGCAGAAACTGCTAATCCATACCCAGATATGATCGGTGTGTTTGGTATGCCGCAACTGAACAAGTTGAAATATCTCTTGGAAGGTGCAGAGTACAAAGAAGGGGCAAAGATCAGTATTACCACAGCAGAACGCAACGGTGAAACTATGCCAGTGGGTCTACACTTTGAAAACAAAGACGGCGACTTTAAAAACGACTATCGCTTTATGAATCAAGAAATCATCAATGAAAAGATGAAGACTGTGAAGTTTCGTGGTGTTAAGTGGGATGTTGAAATTGAGCCATCAGTGACTTCTGTGCTCCGATTTAACTTCCAAGCAGGTGCTAACTCAGAGCATCCAACATTTCTTGCCAAGACAGAAGGCGGCAATCTTAAATTTACATTCGGTGATGCATCGACACACGGCGGTGAGTTTGTGTTTGCACAGAATGTTGCAGGCAAACTAGATCGCGGTTGGACTTGGCCTGTGTTGCCAATCTTGAGCATACTTAAGATTGCAGATACCAACACCACTAAGATGTCGTTGAGCAATGAAGGTGCTATTCAGATCACTCTAGATAGCGGACTTGCTACTTACAAATATATCATCCCAGCACAAGCTGCCTAAATATGATCAAAGGTTTACAAGGCGTAACAGGCATTACGGTTGGTGGCGGAAATACCGCCCTACCATATGTCGGTCCAAACTCAAGCAACCCAATGACTGGGATGATGCGTATCCACAACACCGAACTAGAAGTGTTTAACGGATCAAATTGGCAAACAATATCTAGCAGTTACGCTACCGTAAGCCTAGATCAAGATGTGCTAGACATTATACAATGGGCTCGTAAAAAGCGCCAAGAAGAAAATGATTGGTACAAACTTGCTTCATCTAATGAAGCAGTTCGTATCGCATTAGAACAACTAGAACAGGCAAAAACAAGATTAGAACTTACAGCAATTTTATCGAGAGAATATGAAACAACCAATTGACCTAACACCTTTACAGAAAGACTATGCTGTGTATTTGCCAGCTATCAGTTCTTTCTATTCAACTTATGTTGCAAAACAACGACTAGAAGAATTTGTTTCTAAAGATCGAATTCCTGCGGGATTTGATCGTGGCATTGAAGGCATGAACTTCTTAAATGCTGATCAAGGATACTTTACCTACAAGTATGCTCTGTATTCAGCAGGTCACGCACAGTTAGATCTTGAAAAGTCAATGACTCAAGAATCAATGATACAAGACCGTGATCGACCTAATACAATGATTTTAGGTGATTCAGGTGGATATCAGATTGGTAAAGGTGTTCTTAAGTTTGACTGGTTGAACTTTGAAGGTCCAGAAGCTACTAAGACTCGTCAAAAGATTCTTGAGTGGTTGGAACTTACAGCTGACTGGTCCATGATGTTGGACGTTCCAACATGGGCATGTGATCATATTCACAGTCCAAAGACTGGATTGAAAACATTCGAAGACTGTCTAGAAAAGACTCGCTACAATAACGATTACTTCTTAATGAATCGGTTAGGTCAAACCAAATGGCTTAATGTTCTGCAAGGCGGAGACTGGGATACTGCTGAGAAATGGTATGCTGGCGTTAAAGAGTTTAGCGACCCCAAAGGCAAGTATGCAGGACGTGAAGCTGAAGGTTGGGCATTTGGTGGTGCTAATATGTGCAAGATGGATATCACCCTCAAACGTCTAATGACTATGCGTGACGAAGGTATGCTAGACGGCAAGAACTGGATTCACTTCTTGGGTACTGCACAGCTAGACTGGTCATGCTATCTAACACAGATTCAAAGACAAATACGTAAACATATCAATCCAGAACTTACTATCAGTTTTGACTGTGCAAGTCCGTTCATTGCCACTGCTCACGGACTTGTGTATACAAATGCACAACATACTAACAAGCGTTGGTCAGTGATCATGGACAAGGCTCCGGATAATAAAGCACTTGCTGGGCGTCACGACATTCCGTTTCCTTTTGAAAGTGAGTTTGCAAGTCGATTGACCATGGGTGATATTGCCTATTACGATTACGGTGTTCGTAAGACTGATGAAGAATTAGCGGGTAAGAAATTCGATCATCTAAATCCAGAACACTATCATACTGTGCCCAAACTAAACAAGTTAGGCAAGATTCCAAATAAGACCAGTTGGGATAGTTTCAGTTATGCATTAATGATGGGTCATAATGTCGAATGTCATATTAAAGCTGTACAACGTGCTCAACAGTTAATGGACATTGAATGTGCTAGATTTAAACCAGACTGGCGTATGAAGAGCATCGAAGGTAAGAAAGAAATTGAATTCAGCGATTGGGTTCCAAACAAAATTCTTTACTTTGGCACATTCGTTGAAGAACTATTCAATACTAAAACTAAAGCAGAAGCATTTGACATGATTGAGACTGCTGGACTATTCTTGAAATCATTAGAAGGTGCTCGACTACAAGGTGGGCCCGCCGCAAATACTTTTGGCAGTTTGTTTGAGTTTGATGATGGTAAAAAAGCTGGAGAGATTGATTTTGCAAATCCAGATGATGACGACCTAAATAGTCTTGTAGCCGAATAAGGAGTTGACATGTATCAAAATAGAATAAAGCATCTAGAAGAAGCGCATCGTGCTTTGGACAAACAAATAGATACTATGGAGAAAACTGGTATCTTTGATGATCTAAAAATAGAAGAATTGAAGAAACAGAGGTTGCGTTTAAAGGACGATATTGTTATACTTAAACATAAACACGAAGCAGTGATGCAAGAAGCACAGGCAGAACAAGAAGCAAAAAGAAACGGGCTGGAACTATGAAATGTAATACATGCGGTCAAGAGGTTGCAACCAACTGCGATTGGCAACAAGGTCGGTGTCCTCATAGAACTCCGTTCCTAACTGACTATCATTTTAGATATCTCAATCTACTCAACTCAATCAAAAACTGGTTTAAACGATGAAAAGAAATTACGAGTCAGGTGTTACTGATGCTATCACTTTCTTCACTGGAATAGAAATCGAACATACACCTGCATACGGAATGAAAACTCTGTTTGTTGTCGGCGAACATGATCCGTATGTAATCATGGAACTGGCGAGAAATCATAAATGCGAACATATCTACTTCGGAGCTAATCAAAGTTTCAAAACGCTAGGCGTCAATGATTCAGCAACGTGGCGTCCTTGGGAGAATATGATTTATGTATGTCTCGATGCTGAAGATGGATTTTGGTGTACCTTAGACTTTGATGTTAAAGAAACAGAAGGACTGCTTGAAAGCGGTCTTACAGAAAAGCGTAGATTTATTCCGCAGATCAGTGTAAAATTGCCTTATCTAAATCAACTGGGCTATAATGCTACATTAAAGATAGATGACAAAGATTTTAACGCAACTAATCCTGGGGTGTGGTGCCATAACCTGCAGGACCTATTAGGAAGAGATCGCTTCACTAATTGGGATCAATATGGCAAAGATGAGATTATCAAATGAGTGGTGGATACGCCGTAGCATCAACTGCAAAGGTTCCAAGAAGGATTCCAAGGATTACTGGTGCTAATACAGTTAAACGTGCAAGACAATACGTAGAAGAAAGACCTATGAAACTAACATTTAAACAAAGAATTCGCAACTGGCTAATGAACGACAACGACGAAGCCGAGTACGGTAATGCTATCAGCATTGACGAAGAAGGCCCGAATATTCAAACACAGTCATTCAGATTAAATGTCTATAGTGCCGGTGGCGGAACTATTATCGAAACTACCAAATATGATCGTCAAAGAGACGACCACCGTCACAGTCTACATATAGTCACAGACGACAAAGACCTTGGAGAAGAATTATCCAAGATCATCACTATGGAGAGTCTAAGATGAATCCACAGATTCAAGAAATTCTAAATAAGTCAACAGACGACATTATGGGCGTTCCTGTTGTTGATCAGGAAAGATTCGCTAGACTTCTCATTGAAGAATGTGCTAAAATATGTTTTGAACTTAGATTTACCACAGAAGGTCCTGCAGAAGGTGCATCATATCAACGCACACTCTGCGGAACTGCAATTAAAGAAAACTTTGGACTTCAAGGCAAAGGCCCAATAACTGCAAAGAACGTAAAATGATTATTAGACAAGACCAAAGACCTAACAAAATGATTTGGGTTACCTTCCGCAAAGAAGGTATTCACAAATATCCAGCCGCACTTACAGATGCTAACCTTGCTACAGGTGATGAGTATGATGTAAGTTTTCTAGGATATCCACATCGACACATCTTCCATTTTAAAGTTTGGATTGGTGTTACACACGATGATCGCGATATCGAGTTCATTCAGTTTAAACGCTGGTTGGAAAAACTGTATGCAGAAGGTACACTCCAACTAGACTACAAGAGTTGCGAGATGATGTCAGGCGATTTGTTTGACGCTATCTCCAATAAGTATCCAGGTCGCGAGATTTGGATTGAGGTCTCCGAAGACGGAGAAAATGGTTCATTCATCAAATACTAAAAGGAACATCGATGAAAAACTACAAGGACTACAGGTACTTTGAAAATCGTCCTGACGTTGTGAAAGTGTGGGAAGACCTTGAGGCCTACCACGATTGGTGCAGATTACAACTCTGCGATTTTAACCCTGCAGATCTCTATCGTAGAGATTCTCAAAACTATGGTTCGTATCTTGCCAGCAAGCGACCAAGACGGCCGTACCAAGGCAACAGACCAAACTTTCAAAAGAGAGGTTAATAAATGGCACGAGTTTTCCTTATTGATCTAGAAGCAGTTGAGACACGTTACACAGGTCAGTGGAAAACTCATGTGCCTGCGTTACTTAAAAAGGCAGGACACAATGTTCAAATTATATCTGGGCCTGAAGATATTCCTTCAGCCACTACTCCTGGTGCTTTTCTTAATTTTGGTGGCACCAATATATACAAGTCTAGTCAAGTTGAGCAGATGGGCCGGTTATTTTGTAACGGAGCCGTTCATCCCGGCGATCACTTTATCTTTACTGATGCTTGGCATCCTGGTATCATAAACTTAAAGTACATGAGTGAGTTGTTGGGTATTCCTGTAACTACACATGGCTTATGGCATGCTGGCAGTTATGATCCACAGGACTTCTTAGGACGTCTTGTTGGAGATAAGCCCTGGGTACGTCATGCAGAGAAGAGTTTCTACCACGCTTTTGATCACAACTACTTTGCCACAGACTTTCACATTCATATGTTTTACGAGAATTTGATTCAACCTGATCCGGATCGTAAAGTAAGTATGTACAAGACTGTATTTGATGATACTTTATTCACCGACAAGGTTGTTCGCACAGGATGGCCCATGGAGTATATGACCGATACTCTACTCATGTACAAGAATATGCCCAAGCGTGATCTTATCTTGTTCCCGCATCGTATTGCTCCTGAGAAGCAGGTCGAAATCTTCCGCGATCTAAAAGAACACTTACCTCAATATGAGTTTGTTGTTTGTCAAGATCAACAACTAACAAAAAATGAATACCATAATTTACTAGGTGAAGCTAAAATGGTGTTTAGTGCTAACCTACAAGAAACACTAGGCATCAGTTGGTATGAAGGTGCTATAGTAGGTGCAATTCCTATGGTACCAGATAGACTTAGCTACAGTGAAATGGCTATAGACACGTTTAAATATCCTAGCAAATGGACTGAATCGTTTGACGCCTATACTGTGTATCGTCCAGACATCTGTAAAACAATTATAGAACATATGGAAAATTACAGAACTCGTATGCCTAGCCTAAATAAACAGGTAGATATACTAAAAGAAAACTTTTTTAGTTGTAATAAACTATTAGAGATGTTAAAATAATATAATATATGTCATCCACGACATTAACTCGGAGAATTAGAATTGACAGATAAAAAAGAAACAGGCCTGGACGCAATGGCAGGCGATGGCGGATACCAAGAAGCATATCTAGGCGATCATATTCGTTTTAAGATGAAACGTGAGGGCAAACGTTTCTGGGCAGGTGATAACATCAGCGATTACCTATACGAAGGTGATATAGAAAAATTAATTGACGAAGCAACACCAGCATTTGAACAAGTGCTAGATCGTTTGCTAATTGATCGCGAGAACGATCCTAATAGTCAAGGCACAGCACGTAGATTGGCCAAGATGTACTTTAACGAAATCATGAGTGGCCGATATGACCCGGCACCAGACGCAACAGCGTTTCCAAATGATAGTGAGGACAGATATGAAGGCATGCTGGTTGTTCGCAGTGAGCTTCGTAGTATGTGCAGTCATCATCATCAGCCTGTATCCGGTGTAGCATATATTGGCCTTATTGCCGCACAAAAACTTATCGGACTTTCTAAATACACTCGTATTGCTCAGTGGTGCGCTCGCCGCGGTACCCTGCAAGAAGAACTTGCCAACGATATTGCCCGCGAAATTATGAAAGCAACTGATGCCAAAGATGTAGGTGTTTATGTTCAGGCAGTGCATGGGTGCTGTGAGAATCGCGGCATTATGGCACATAGTAGTCTTACACAAACCACAGTACTCAAAGGTGCGTTTAAAGACGACATGGGTACAAAGAAAGAGTTTTTTGATAACATTAAACTCCAACAAGATTTTGCTCCACGATAAGGAATATCATGAGTCAAGTATATGTAATTAAACCGTTGCATAAGAAAAGCATTATCTATCATGTAGAAATGTTTCGTGAGAACGCCGATGGCAGTATCAGTTGGTTCAATATCGACGAAACATATCGGTGGGGACAAGGATTTGTAGAAGGTGATCTAGACTGCAATCTTCCTTGGGAAGGCGATGATGTTGCCTATGCTCGAGTAGATTGCGGTTGGGGTTGCGAGTTTGATGACAGTATTAATATTGAAATCGAATTCAGCGACGACATTGGTGAAGAAGAACAAGAAGCGATTCGGCAGGCCTACTACGAAGGTAATGCTGGATGGTTGTTCGACGGAGACCACGATTGGCAGGAGGAAGATACTGCGGTACACATCATTGCACCATATCAAATAGATCTGTGCGAAGATGACGGCACAGTTATTGAAGAAAATATTAAACTAAAACCCAGACCAGACCCAAGAACTTCCTGGCCTTGGAGTATAGATAACCCTAAACCAGAGGAATAATAAAATGAGACAACAAATGATCGGTGTTCTAAAACAACACTTTGAAGCACACATTCTAAAACATAAAATGAATGTAGATATCATGTTAAACAATCCTATGGCTATCCATGATCACACAGACCTTATGGGTGCCATTGAAAAAGAAATAGATCAAATTTCCGAATACATGGACAAGCTAGAAGTAATGGAAATTTATTTTAAGGATTAATTATGCAAGTTAGAGTTCAAGAAAATGATAGCGATATCGGTAAATGCGGGTGCGGTCGTAGTCCAACGGGAAAATGTATTGGGTGGCACGGTCTGTCAGAAGACATGTATAAACATCAATTGATGATGTACATGGAAGATCAGCTGCGCAGTGACGACGAGGTCGCGAACAAGAACATTATTCGAGGTCAACAATGAATACTGCGAAAGATATCACAGACAACTTAATCTATCGTGCTAAAAATCTACAAGAGTTTGTTGTAGAACGAGATTGGGAACTTATTCCTGCAGGAGTTGTAAAATTTAATATTCAACATACTGTTGGCGAATCTGCTAAAATTTTTGTCCATGCAATGACCCAAGATGAAGCAGAGCGTCAAGTAGACGATTGGTTCGGAGAAGGTGTAGAATGATTAAGCCGTTGCGTGATGACCTAATGGTGCAACAACAGGTAGATGATGCTTGGCAGCATTTTGTTGGTGTGATTATGTTAAACCAAACAGGTCGAAAAGCAGTAAAAACTACATTGCCCGAATTCCTATATTGGTTTCCCACAGCATTGGCATTGCTACACGCAGACGAAGACTTTGTCAAAAGCATAATCCAACCCTTGGGAATGGTAAATGTCCGATATACCCGTTTACTTAGAATGAGTCAAGACTACTTGACTTGGGACGGAAATGATGCTACAATGTTATATGGCATTGGAAAATACGGCAGCGACAGCTATGAAATTTTTTATAAGAACAATTATAGTGTATCGCCTACGGATAAAGAATTGATAAGATATCTCAAGGAAGAAGTTAATAATGTTTTTGAAACTGCTTGAACGTCTAGGTCGAAAACGCATCATTTTTGATCGTGTTAATAACGAACCGTATCTCGAACGGTACTATCTATTCTTGAAAGAAAGAAATCGTTTTCCATTCAACATATTTTTACATAAATTTCTTAAAGGTGATCCGGACGATGTTCACGATCATCCGTGGCCGTATGCTACACTAATACTCAAAGGCGGTTACTATGAATACACTCCTAATTTTGAAGATGGCAAGATGGTTGGAGAAACTAAGCATTGGCGTGGTCCTGGTCACTTCCGTATTTGTGGTTCTAATAGCTATCATCGTATCGAACTTAAACCCGGAGTAACTGCTTGGACCCTATTCATGCCAGGCCCTCACAAACGTGAATGGGGATTTTTAGTCAACAACAAATGGATACAACACGAACAATATCTCAAGGATAGAAATGAACAAACTCAAAATCAACCAGCATGAAGTAAACGGATTAGTCGGCAAAATCTGTAGAGAACTTGCTACAGGAACGTGGAGACCCGATTATATTGTAGGTATTACTCGAGGCGGATTGATTCCTGCTGTTATGATCAGTCAGTATTTTAATATTCCATTACATACATTGAACGTAAGTTTACGTGACAGTGAGATTGGGCCTGAAAGCAATCTGTGGATGGCTGAAGATGCACTAGGCCCACTATCCAAGGATCGTGCAGTTGATAGCGATACTACTTTTAAAAACATTTTGATTGTGGATGATATCAACGATCAAGGTACCACACTTAACTGGATCATGCAGGATTGGCCTAGTGGTTGCTTTCCAGACGATCCGGCCTGGGAAGAAGTATGGAACAATAATGTTAAATTTGCTGTATTGGTAGATAATCTTGCCAGCAAGTGTAATGTTAAAATGGATTATATTGGCATGGAAGTCAACAAAGCCGAAAACGATGTGTGGATTGATTTTCCTTGGGAAGATTGGTGGACTAAATGATTGATTCGAAAATCAAAGTACATTGTACAGATGCAGGCAAAGATTTTGACATGCATGTACTAGGTTACAAGCCTAAAGCATTTTTAGAAGTTGCATTTCAAACAATTAAATTGCGACTGGTCTATACAGAACGCACACGAGCATTTGTCGGTAGTCTAGGTGGACGTGAATTTGTCATTCGTGAAGATGCATTGCCTACAGAAAGAAAGGAATATCAACGATGAACCTACACTATTCATTAGATGATGCACGAGATGCAGGTCAGGCACCATGGGACGATGTTGTACAAGATGATTTTCATGTTGCTATTTTTAAAGACAAGTATCCTGTAACAGAAGGACACTTGTTGTTTGTGCCTAAATACTCAGCTGTAGGTGTTATCGAAGATTGTTTTTCTGATGCACTTAGACTTGGTCAAGAAAAGGTCAACAGTGGTGAGTGGGACGGATTCAATATCGGTATGAATTGGGGGGAAGCAGCAGGGCAAACTGTTCCGTATCCCCATGTTCATTTGATTCCCAGACGCAAAGGTGATATGGAAGACCCCACAGGCGGTGTTCGCCACGTGATTCCGGAAAAGGGTAACTACAGAAAATGATAACTGTACATGTACCATGGAGTCCCAAGGCAGGTAGTATCCCAATTTGGGATGAAATCACTATAAGCATTATAGAAAGATTTGGGTTACCTGGGGACAAATACACCACAGAGTTAACAGACAGCTACATGAACTTTCTATTTAAGGATGAGCGTGAAGGATTAATGTGTCAACTGTTGGTCAGCGACTATATATGAAAAATATCTTGATAGTCATTGTAGCATTTATAGCAGTGTTTTTGATTGTTATCAACAATTGGGAAGGAACTCCTGGTAGATATTACAATTGCAGAGATATAGATTTTCTTCCTGATGTACCTCCCCAAGTTAGAACAGAATGTAGAAAGATGATCAAAGAAAGATTAGAGCAACAACGTAAGCAAGAGCGAGATAGGTCAGATTCAATAATATGAATACCTGGACATTAACTGTTGAAGAAGATGGTATATTATCGTTACCACAGGATCTGCTTGATG